CCTGGAAAGGAACACAACAATGATGCACAAAACATGGAATATACGAGACCAGCCCGAAGAATCACTAAAACGCCTCCTTGAAAAAAAATACAAAGAAATCAACGCTGGATATAAAATGCTACGAAAGCTAAGCAACATAGAAGATGCAAAAATTGTGCTGGAAGAAATCTGGCGGGAGAAAAGTTTTGCAAACGCAATCGAAATGGAACTGATCAGAAGGGAGTACACCGATGGCACAGCATCGTAAGAAGATGAACGGCGCAAAAGACCGCCGTATGTTCAACGTAACAGCACGAAAAACCAAAACGATCAACCTCAGTCAGAAGCCCATGCGGGGCGGCATCCGGCTGTAAAAGAAAGGGACGGATATAATGAAACATGAATACTATGGCGTATGGGACAACGTAGCAAAATGCTACGCATGGGTAGGCGAAAGCAAAAACAACGAAACCTTTGCACGCATGTGCAACGTGATGGCAAAGGACAAGGCAACGTTCATTGGGCAGAGTCCTGAGGATTACACCGGCTTTAAGCTGGCAACGTTCGAAGACGAGCTTGGAACGTTCACAAACGATACCGAAAAGGTATGGGAGGGCAGACCAAATGAATAAACGATACGAAAAAGGGCGAGAGCCCTTTTTTTCGAATCCAGGCGAAAAGAAACGAAGGCAATACGTCTGGACGAAGAACGAAAAAGACCAGGAAGTACTGCAGGAAACCGAACCAATCGACATCCAGCAGGAAATTGAAAGCTATTCGGACGAATGCGACATCAAAAACATTGTCCGGAAGGCAAGTTTCGACCCGGAATTCCTGAAAAGCCTGTCGCAAGGCGCTATGGATGGCGTAGAAATGGACACGACCGAATGGCCGCAGAACATCCATGAATATCATCAGATGGTAGCGACCGCACAGGTAAACGCAATGAAGCTCAAAAAGCTGGAAGAACAGAGCAAAGTACAGGAAGAAAAACCAGCAGAAAGGAGTGAAACAGCAGAATGAATAGAAACAATGAAAGACACTTCTTGCAAGTGCCGCAGATGCACACAAGCCGAACACGATTCAACCGTGATCAGACAATTCTGACCACATTCGACAGCGGCAAACTTATTCCGTTCTTTGTAGACGAGGTGTTGCCGGGAGACACATTCCAAATCGATACGAGTGCAATCATCCGCATGACCACACCGAAATATCCGGTGATGGATGACGCTTTCATCGATTTCTACTACTTCTATTGTCCAAACCGTATCCTGTGGGACGACTTCAAACGGTTCATGGGGGAAGTGGATAATAAGCCATGGATGCCCACAACAACGTACAGTGTACCGCAAATCGTAATCAAAGGAACAAACGAACAGCCAAAACCGTACGAACGAACAATACTGGACTACATGGGAATTCCGACAAAAGTTAAAGGAACATTCAGCGTCAACGCATTGCCAGTAAGAGCATACGTAAAGATCTGGAACGAATTTTTCAGAGATCAAAACGTAGAAAATGAAGCAGTGTTAGAAACAAAAAGCGCAAACCAAGAGTTTGCGGTAGGAGGAGGAACAGGAGGGTCAGAAGAAGGGGTAAGCCTAGAAACGATTCTGAAAAACGCAATCAAAGGAGGCTTTTGCCTGCCTGTGAACCGTTTCCACGACTACTTTTCGAGCTGTTTGCCTTATCCTCAGCGAGGGCCGGAAGTGGCACTACCAATGCAAGGCAATGCGGCAGTAAAACTGTATGAAGATATCGGACTGACCCAAGAAAAGGCTGGAGCAGACACAATCAAACTGTACCAGAACGGAGAAATTTACAATACGGTAGAAACAGCCGGAAAAAGACCGGCAATAGTATCGAGCACCTCGCTTCAAAGCACCGAAACGGCATATCTCGGAACAGACCTTGGAAGCATCACAGCAGCAACCATCAACGAATTGCGAAACGCAATTGCAGTGCAGCAGTACTATGAAGCAATGGCACGAGGCGGCAGTAGATACCGTGAACAGGTACAGACACTGTGGAATGTAACCATCAGCGACAAAACGGTACAGATTCCGGAATACCTGGGCGGTGGACGATATCGAGTTGGAATGAACCAGATCGTGCAGACAAGCGGACAGCAGAGTGCAAACGATACGCCAATTGGTGAAACCGGCGCAATGTCCGTAACACCTATCAACGAAAGCTCCTTCACGAAGAGCTTTGAAGAACACGGATTTGTTATTGGCGTCATGTGCGTACGTCACAGCAGAACGTACCAGCAAGGCCTTGAACGATTCTGGAGCAGAATAGACCGTCTGGACTACTACGTACCACAGTTTGCAAACCTCGGCGAACAGCCGGTAAAGAAAAAGGAAATCATGCTAACTGGCACGTCAAGTGACGAAGAGACATTTGGCTATCAGGAAGCATGGGCCGATTACCGAATGAAGCCCAACCGAGTAAGCGGCCTCATGAGAAGCAACGCAACAGGCACGTTGGACTTCTGGCACTATGCAGACAACTACAAAACCGTACCAACACTGTCTCAGGAATGGATGACAGAAGAAAAAACCGAAATCGCAAGAACACTCATCGTACAGAACGAGCCGCAATTCTTCGGAGCAATCCGCGTGGCGAACAAAACCACACGCTGCATGCCGTTGTACAGCGTACCTGGGCTGTATAAACTGTAAGAAAGGAGGAAGGCCGGAGAAATCCGGCCTATTTTAAAATGGGAGTACTATCAACAATCGGCGGAATAGCTGCAAAAGGCTTACAATGGGCAGCAGCAAATCCGCAACTGATCACAGGAGCAATGACCTTAGCAGGAAAAGGCCTTCAAGGACTATACGGACAGCAAAGCCAAAGCCAAAGCCAAGGGTTCAACCAAAGCCAAAGCCAAGGGGGAGGACAAAGCAGCAGCAGTAGCGAAGGTGGAACTAATGACCAGCAGATTCAAGAATACCTAAAACAATTCTATAATTGGCAAGGCGGTCAAAACGACTTCCAGAGCAAAACAAACCGCCAAAATATGTTACTCCAGATGGGTTATAATACGTTAGGAGCAATCCAGCAGGGCATTTATAACCATATCGAGCAAAATGCGGCAATGAACTACAACAGCGCAGAAGCGCTAGCAAACAGGCAGTTCCAAGAGCGCATGAGCAACACAAGCTATCAAAGAGCTGTAGAAGACATGAAAAAAGCAGGCTTAAACCCTATCCTAGCATACGCACAAGGTGGAGCAAGCACGCCGGGCGGAGCAGGCGCAACCATTACAGGTGCAAGCATGGGAATGCCATCAGCAAGTGCACTGGGCGTGTCAACAATGTCAGGCAACGTACCAAACAGCTATTACAGCAAATCAGAAAGCCAAAGCCAATGGTATCAACTCGCTGAAGCCGTGGGAAGCCAAATGAGCACAAGCTACAGCAGCCCAAAACAACTAACAGAAGATTTACTCAAAACATACAAGCAAATGCAAAAGACAGAAGACACAGTGCCGGGAGCGGCCGGAGGCGCTGGAAGAAACAAGCCAAAAACAGGAGAAAGCCGAGAAATGAAACCACAAGACAAAACAGGATCATATGGAGAAAAGAGAAAGCCGGGTGACTATCTGAAATGAGTTGTTACAAACCGTTAATACGGCTGTACAACCCTAACGACAAAGACATTAGCGGGAGGGTGTATTCACTCTCCCGCTATTCTCAGTTAGCGGGAAGACAGGTAAAATATGAAGACCTAATGTTTCGAAAAGATGTAATGTTGATACCATGCGGGCAGTGCATCGGATGCAGAATAAGACAAAGAGAGGACTGGGCAACACGTATAGAATTAGAAGCACGAGACTATCCAGAAGAAGAAGTATGGTTTATAACGCTAACGTATGATGATGACCATGTACCAGGTATGATCATCAAAACAGGTGAACTCATGCGAAAAGTGCAATACGTCTGGAAGCCGGGAGAAAAAACGCCTGAAAGCGTACAAACGTTACTATATACTGACGTTCAAAAGTTCCTAAAACGTCTCAGAAAGGCTTACAGGGGCAAATTACGCTATTTTATAGCGGGAGAGTATGGAGAACAGACAGCGAGACCGCACTACCACATGATATTGTATGGATGGAAACCAACAGACCTGAAACACCTGTACAAGATACAACACAACGGATACTTCAAAAGTAAATGGCTAACAGATCTATGGGGCATGGGTCAAATACAGATAGCACAAGCAGTACCAGAAACATACAGATATGTTGCGGGATACGTCACGAAAAAAATGTACGAAATAGACGGAAAGAAAGCAAACCAATACTACGAACTAGGCCAACAAAAGCCGTTCGCATGTATGAGCCTGAAACCAGGACTGGGAGACCACTATTACCAAGAGCACAAAGAAAAAATATGGAGACAAGGATACATCCAATGTACAAACGGAAAACACGCACAAATTCCACGTTATTATGAAAAAATGATGGAAACCGAAAACCCACAAAGGCTATGGAGAATCAAACAAAACAGACAAACAGCAGCCATAGCAGAAAGCCGGCTAAAGTATGAAAATGCAGACTTTGCAGAGCAATGCAAGACAAAAGAAAGGGTGATCAAGAAGCAAACGAAGAAGAAAGGAACACTCTAATGGTGTCACCTAGCCCAGTACCTATCAAGTAGGACTGGGCTAGACTCTACGCGCGCACGCGCGCACGTAACGCGCACGCATGCACGCGTATATTATATTAACTTGTTGTAGACGTAGTAGTAGAGTACGTGGAAAAGTTAAAAAATATAAATTTATAAAGATAATACGTTAAAAACAAGCAAAAAACAGCGTTGAAAAAATTGTTGAAAACCTGTTGAAAGTGTTGAAAGTCCGTCAAAATGACGAAAATCATTGTGCAACATTTTGTTGAAAACCTGTTGAAAGTGTTGAAAGTGTTGAAAACGCGCACAGCGCTAAAAAGGAATGGATTAAGCCGAATTCCGCTACGCTCCATACGGCAAGGCGCTAAAGCGCCATTCAAACCAAAAAACAATTGACAAGCAATTAAAAAAATGGTAAAATACGAAACGAAGAGAGGTAAACATCATGGCGATCAAATGCTATATCATGGATACAGACGCAAATGAAAAAGTAGGGCAGCACTTCAAAGTACGAGAATTTGCGTGCAAAGACGGTTCGCAAGTAGTTTTCATCGATGACTATTTAGTATCCATTCTAGATATCCTTAGAAACCAAGTCGGAAAACCGGTATACATAAACAGCGGATACAGGACGCCGACAAGGAATAAAGAGGTAGGTGGTGCAAAGTACTCATACCACATGCGAGGAATGGCGGCAGACATTCGGATTGGAGGCATGACCGCAAAAGAAATTGCCAACAAACTGAACAAAATCATTCCACTTGGATGTGGCATAATCGTATACAATACATGGGTACACATCGACACACGTACCAAAACATACAGAAAGGGGGTGTAAAAATGGCACTAATAACCATCAAAGACCTGAAAGCTGCAATTGCAGTAATGCGCGAGATCCTGGAAAAACTGGACCAGATCTATCACGTGCTACACGACAAGCACTAATCAAACGAATGACAACCGACCTGGAAAGGAACACAACAATGATGCACAAAACATGGAATATACGAGACCAGCCCGAAGAATCACTAAAACGCCTCCTTGAAAAAAAAT